ATGCCCCAACTATACGCAGAATCATGGGGCTACTAGAAGCCTAAAAGAACAAAATTAACCTAAGGTTAACCTTCCCTGGTATAGGTTTTAGATAGGAAAGAAGATGGAAAATGATTTAAAAAAGATGTTTATATGGATTGGAGTGATATTTTTGCTTATAGCATCTATAGCTTTAGCAATGGTTTTTTTAAGCCTCAATAAAGACAATATAAGTCGTTACCAGTATGATTGCATGTCTACAGACCAAAAAGACGAGCATGTACCCGTTAAAACGATTACACGCCCATATTTTGTTAACATGTGAATGTTATTTATCTTTTTTCAAACGCCATGCAGTTGTCGGCTTGCTTCGGTAGGTATCTAAATCTATATTTTCTAACTCAGGGATTTTTTTATAGTCAATACGTCCACTAGTTGTGTAACAGGTGTAACGATATTCACTGTAAAAAGAATTTGTTCCCTTTGATAGCTCTTTCAGCATGTTTTCTAATAGTTTTTCTTCCAATTCTAGAGTTTTGATCTTTTGTTTTAGCTCAAATAATGAATCAGCCACACCACCCCAAACCTTATCTCTCTCAATAAAATCATCTGAGGTCAACGCTGGCTCTTTTAGCTCATAAAGCAACTCATAAAAAGCGTGTGTTGCTTCAGAAAGTCTATTTATATATTCATCATCTCTTTTGACTGTAACAATTAGACCTTCACTCTTATGGAAAGAAAAATAATCTATTGAATCAAACTCAGTCATCATGATTTGTTGCTGGACTTGAGCGTAATACTTTTGAGGTATTTTACCTGATCTTGCAAGCTCATGATCTTCCGCATTAGCATTTTTGATTTCTACGGCTTTATCTTCCGCAAAGTTAAGACCGTCAAGAGAGGCCATTAACCACGGATAGTTTGTATTTGTTATCACCATAGAAACGAATAAATCGCCAACCATTTTTTGATATACTTCTCTGGCTGGGTCTTCCATAGCTTTCCCATATCTTGTAGCTGCATTATCGCTATCACCCTTAAGCAAGCCTAATTTTTGTTGCCATAGAATGTGAGGAGTTTTAATTCTTCCGTCGTTTAACTTCCATTTAGACTCGTGCATGATTATGCTGGAATCGCTCGCTCCAATTAAATTTTTTCTAAATGCTAGCCATTCGGCCTCGTCCTTGAATGTGTGTTTTTTAAATGCCATTTTTATCTCCTATTGTTGTCTTTAAATTCTTGGTTTAATCTAATCTTTAGCAGCTCTGAGTGTATATGTCGTATATATACCTCTAGCAACGGGGCAATACGGGTAATGTAAAAAATTACCGCTAGTAATGTTGTCATTAATAAGCTAAAGGCAAACCCAACAAGAATTGAATTAAATATTGTCATTTTCTTTGTCCTGCTGTTGTTGTTTTTCTAACTCTTTAGTAGCTCTAATAATTACTTTTCCAAACATCTCTCGTGGCATGTCTGAAAAATCTAATATGCCTTTTTGTATAAGAAAACTTTCAATCGTTTCTTTGTATTCTGGCACTAAATCTAATAGTGCAACTAAATCTTTATGCTCTTGATCGCTTAAGCTTGGTTCAGAGATAGTTTCTACGCTTACAGGGCTTGTACTGGCTATATTTGAATCTAATTCTATTTCTCCTTCAACATAGACATTCCCAATAATATCTGAAAATAGTTGTCTTGCAAGCCTTGTCAATGCTCTAGCATATAGCATATCTTGGGTGTAATTCCTCCAAGGTATTGAGTTTGCGATGCCTGCTTTTTGTGCTTCGACTAAGCTAAAAGATGCAGTCCAACAATCGCCGTTATCTGCTCGCTTACCATGTAAGATGCAGCATGTTTCAGTAGAGTCTCTATCTTTGGTAACGCTATGTTTTTTTGATCTGATTAAAGCACACATTAGACGTGATGACATTTCTACTTTGCCTTTGACAAAATAGAGACCACCACTAAGTGCAGTTCTAGGATCAACGCCAAGGCTCTTTGCTGTCTCTACAATAGCATATATGCCCTCTTCCCCTATTTGCTTATAATGGGGGGTCTTTAAGAGCAATGTACATAGCTCTCTTGTTTTAGTGACTTCAACTAAAAAGTTGTTGTTTGAGTCTTCTTTTACATTTTTATTCATCATCATCTCCTTGTTTTGTGTAAGATATAAAAACCTGCATTAAATAAAATTATAGTCACAATCCCTGCTACTAATTGTATTGGATTGTGGTCTCTGATATAATCTTTAATTACATATTTAAAAAAAGCCATGAGGCTAAAACCTATACATCCAATTGCAAATAAAATATTATTTAATTTATTCATCATCATCTCCGCTATTGGTGTTAATTTCTTTATCGTCTCCATAATGTTTTCTATATTCCTTTAGTTCATTAGCTAGCCTTATTGAACTTGTGCATATTTTTCTTGTGTAATGGTCGATTAGTTTCTTATCATAATTTTCTGAGGTATCAAATTTATTTCGGTACTCACATGCCACAATAATTGAATATATAGAGTCTTCAATTTCTTCTTTTAGCATCTTTTTTAAATTAATTTTCATCATCATCTCCTTAATTAATTGCTATGTTATACGCACGTTCAATCAAATCTCGAATGTCGAAATTTGGCACGTCTGAATTAAAAAATTGTTCTTCTATTTTTGAGTATATTTCATCTGAGCGATCGTCTAGATAATCAGAGGCATCTTCTTTGCAAAAAAGATAATATTCCATTGATTCTAGTAAGTGATAGGCAAGTATTGATCGTAGATCGTAGTCATTAACTAAGGCATTGTCGAAGGCTTCAGCTAGTTGATCTAGTAATTGGGTATTTTGTGTATTTGACATTATCATCATCCTTTTGTTAGCTACACTCCCTATTAAGTGCGTTGCTTTATACATATATAGTACAACATCGATTAATAATAAGTAAACAATAAAAAAAGAAAAAGAAAACGATTTTGACATAAGTACTTAAATATGAGAGAACTCATAGACAAATAAAAATAATTACTTTGCCTTTATAGACAAAATTAAATAAAATTTAGCAATTATTAAAAATTTTATTGTTTATAAATATTTATAGGTTTAAAAAAGATGAAAAAGAGAGGGGATAGAGAACCACTTCCACCCCCCCAGCTACACACGAGTGTAGATAATGTGCAGAAAAACTGCTCATTAATATTTGGCATAACGCCTAAAAAAAGGTTGAACTTAATCAACCTTAACTTCTTTTGCTTCTATTAACCTAGGGGGTTGCAAGAGCGGTCTATTTAAACCCTTAAAAAAGGAGGCTATAACTTTTAAACTTAAGTTGCTTGTGCAAGGCAACTTAAAAATTACAACCACTAAAACGAAACAAAACGATGTCGAAACGATGTTATGTTAACATATTAGCATGTCAACATATTAGCATGTCATCGTTTTAACTCCAAGAATTATTAATCTTTGAACCACAAGGAGAATAAAGATGTCATCACTACATCACAGCTTTGATACAGAGTTAGCCGCTCAATACAGTATTGAGGAAGCTATCTTAATTCATCACTTCCAGTTTTGGATATCTAGAAACAAGAGATTAAAAATAAATTTACATGAAGGAAGGACATGGACTTATGAGTCAATTAAGAATATTGCTGCTCATTTTTCTTATCTCTCTGTTGATCAAATTAACAGAACCATTAAAAAATTAGTAAAAAATGGCATAATCATAAAGGCGAACTACAATAAAAAGAAAAACGATATGACAATGTGGTATGCTTTTAAGGAAGAGAAAAGATTTTTCTATGAGAAAGATGATTCTTCCAACCATTTGGCGAAATCGCCAAATGGATTTGGCGAAATCGCCAAAGCATTACCAGATACTACTAAAGATACTAATAAAGAAAGTAAACAAAAGAAAACCCAGAATCCTAAAAGTAAAAGCAAACCACCTCCTTCTACGCTCGCACTAAAGATGCTCGCTGTTTTCATTTCCTCCCTTAAAAGAAATCTACCTGAAATTAAAGATATCCCTAAGCAATCAGAAGCATATCATTTCGACACTCTCTTTAAGCGAGGCTATACAGAGCAAGATATAGAAGATGTAATCACTTTTAGCCATGCAAATGAGTTTTGGATTGGAAAAGTGTTAGATCCAAATTATATAAGAACAAAATTTGCAACACTTCTTGGGCAGTCAAAGCACAAAATAAAACCTAAACACAAGACAGGAGCAGTACATTTTGATAACAACTTCTCAGTAGAAGAAGCACAATCCAAAAAAGAAAGAGAAGAATTTTTTAAGAAGCAGGGGAAAGTATGAGTAGATGGGAAGAATTTATAGAATTAAATAATATAGGACAAAGATTTCATAACGTTGATATCAAAGATGTTTTATCTAAATATCCAGAAAAAGAAAAGTTAATAGAATCTTTTTTTAAAGAACATTTTAGCCTGATGTTTTATGGGCCAGCTGGAAGAGGTAAAACTTATGCTACTCTAGCGCTCATACGCTATCTATTAAAAAATCATTCTGTCTACAGTATTAGATTTCTTAAGGCAAAAATAATAGATGATACATTGACTGAAAAAAGCCAAAATTTTGAAAGTTCACGAGATTATTTAAATGTTTTATGTAGCACAAAATTTCTATTCATTGATGATTTTGGTATAGACAAAGCTAATAATAAAACATGTATAGATATGTATGAAATCATTGATGCTAGATGGGCTAATCAATTGTCTACTATCATTTCTACTAATCTAAAGCCTTCAGAAATAGAAAAAATATATGGAGAAAGAATAGCCTCCAGGCTTAAAAGTTTTCAGAAATTATATTTTAGCGGTAAAGATTTGAGGGAGCAATAACATGACAACTTTAACGAATACGCATATCAAAGACATGGATTATAGATTGCTAAACATGAAAAATCTATACCACGAAGAAATAGAAGAAAGAAAAAGATATGGAAGAGTACAAACAGTAAATTATCCATTGCTTATGGAATTAGATGAGCTGGTAAAAGCAGAAATTATTGTTACATGGTCTAAATATCATAAAAAATTCAATGCTGGTTGGATGATTAGAATACTTAATAAATTATACGATGATATTTTGCTAACTGAAAAGGAATTTTTAGCTATACATAACATAATTTTAGATTGGAAAATTGATCTTGATTTTTGGCTTGAAAGGAGATAAAAATAGATTGTAATAAATATTAATATATTTTATGATATTCTAAAAAGGTGAATAATGGCGTTACAACTACTTGAGAATGAATTAACTAAGGTGTTAACTAAGCTAGATGAGTTAACATTCCCAAAGTTAATACGCCTATGTAGAACATCTCTAGGAATTACCCAGCGAAAGGCAAGCGAATTCATCGGATGTCTTCCCAACAGGCTTAAAAATCTAGAGAACGGTAAATTTAGAGATATGCCAAATCAACTAGAAATTGTAGGCATCTCAAGATTGTATGACATAAATCCAGCAATATTATTACAAAAGATGTATGAATATGCAGATAAGAAACAGAAGCAAAAAGCAGCACCACCCCAAAGAGTCAATTATTTTCCCGAAAATGTGTATGAAGTGCTTACGAGAGCTAGATAAAGAACAATTTTACTTCGACAGATACGGTAAAATATCGGGATACTGCAAACCATGTCAAAAAGAGTACATGATAAAAAAGTATCACGAACTTAAATTGATAAAGAACGAAAGACTAAAAAAACTATTTAAGAGTTTTGACCATGTCGCAAATTAATTTAACTTTAGTGGGCAAGCCAATCCCCAAGCAAAGACCACGCTTTTTTAAAGGCATTGTATACGATCCACAATCTTATGAGAACAAAAAGAGTAAGGTAATCATCTCTAGAATGATGAAAGAACGCAATTTAAAGCCCCTAGAAGGCTCTATCTATGCTGACTTGGTATTTATGTATCCGATCCCCACATCATGGTCTAAAAAGCGCCAAGAAAGAAGTCTAAACAATTATGTCCCAACGAAACCAGATTTAGATAATCTAATTAAGAAAATTCTCGATAATATGAACGGAATCGTTTATCACGACGACAATCAAATTACTGAAATACACTCTAAAAAAATCTACTCTAAAGAACCACGCACTGAAATAAATTTACATACCCTGGAGAACTCTAATGTTGGTGCTTGAACATGCTTTAACTCATCGTCACGAGCTTACGGATGAAGAAATAAACTATCTTGCCTTAAAAGCAAATCGGCTTGGTTTGTCGGATCGTAGACTTATCAGAGTATTTTCTGATAAAGATACTGAAGGTACACACATAATTTTTGAAGTAGAAGAACTAAAACAACATAAAATATAGAAAAGTATGGTCATGAACAAGTAGTTAAAGACTTAAAAAACCTATAAGGAACTATATGAGGACAAAAGAAAAAGCTGCCGTAATGGTTTTGTTTGAAGAACTTTATAACTCAGCAAATGATATCAGTCCTGGAACAATCTATGATTCTATAGAAATCATGATGAGTGCGTATGATTTTGAGGACTTCTTATTTGGGATTGATCCAGACATGATTAACGTCGTGCATCATAAACACCTAGATGAAGCCAATAAAGAAATAAATAGATTAGAAACTCTAGTTTTTGATTTAAAAGAGTCCATCGAAAACATACTTAAATATACTGTAAAAACAGATTAACTAAATATAGGAAATATATGGGAAAAGTAAAGAATGTTTGGAAAGTATCAGAAAACGAAACAACTAGTAGATGTGAGGTAGAAATTAATAATTGTGTTTATGCTGTAGATGATGAAGTTGCATGCATGGCACACTCAGTTTTATTGCTCGTGGATGCTCTAAATTCAAAGAACTTTAAAATAGAGATGGACTAATGGAATTTATGGTTTGCACAGCGTGTCGCGCTGTAGTACAACTAAACTGTACGGGTATTTGCTTGTCGTGTCAGAGCGGTTTTGATCCTGATGTTGATGAAGACAAATATACAGTTGAAAATGAAATATCTAATCTCAAATGCAGAGAAAAGATTCTCGAAGATGGATTGAAAGATGTTAAAAAAAAGGGGATAAAGACTATGGGATGTTCAAAAGGGAAAGGCTCAAAAGGTTCAAAAGGTTCAAAAGGTTCAAAAGGGAAAGGCAAGTAATATGAAAAAACTATTAATTGCTAGTCTAATGATACTGCCATCATGCGGATTTATAAAAGGATGTTCGAAAAGCCCTATTGCAGATCGTGTGATTAAAGAAGCTAATGAATCATATGTGGACGATAATTTTTATGAAGAACTTCTAGAGGATGCAATAGAGTCTACAACAGGCCTAGAGGTCGATTTTTCACCAGAAACAATAGAAAACCAGGAAGAAACACAATGGAAATAGAATGTTTTCGTTACACACCGATAAATAAAAGTAGCTGCCTTGGTATTGCTAACATATATATTAGCGACTGGGACTTAGAAATATATGGGCTTACTTTGCACCAGAAAGATGGTAAAAAGTGGGTTAATTTTCCAACTAGATCGTATGAAAAAGATGGAATAAAAAAATATGCTACATACTTTAGATTTAAAGAGACAGAGCATTACACAAATTTTTGTACAAAAGCCAAAGAGGCTATTGAAAAGTTTATAAATGAACATCCATTGGATGATGAAGAAATACCATTTTAAGGAGAAGAACATGAATTACAGCGTAAATATAGTTTATATGGATGATAAGAACATCACAATTTTGTTAGATGAAGATCAAATAACTCTTTTTTTTGAAGCTATTAAAAAGAATGAAACATTTTGGGATGCCAAACATGATACTGCGTTCTGGACACCAGCCGAACAGATCAGATACACAAGTATTAGTAAATATGATGACAAAGCAACCGCAGAAGCAGTACCAGAAGTACAAACAGAAGAAGTACCAGAAGTACAAACAGAAGAAGTTATTGATGAATAGCATTACATGGACTTATGAAACACGACCGCTTAGTGAGCTAACGCAAAATCCAATCAACCCACGGCAGCTATCTAAAAAAAATGCTGCTGAACTTAAAAAATCTCTTGGGAAATTTGGTCTTTGTGAGCCTATTGTTATACAGCCTAGCGGTAAAATCATAGGTGGACACCAGAGAGTTAAAACTCTTGCTTCATTGGGCTTTAAAGAGACCTCTGTGGCTATTCCAACTAGAGAGCTTTCTGATGAAGAAGAAGCCGAGCTTACTATAAGATTAAACAAGAGCGTTGGTGAGTGGGACTATGATTCCCTTGCTAACAATTGGAATGTCGAAGAGCTTTTAGACTGGGGTTTTGATATGGAAGAGTTACATATTGAATCAATTCCAGAACAAAAAGAAGAACCAAAAAACTGTCAGCTGATAGCAAAGTTTGAAAATGAAGATGATCTAAGAGAAGCAGAAATAGACATCTCCGTGATCATAGATAAGTATGCTTCAGCGAGCTATAAAGTAAAGGTCAAATAGTGCCTAGAGCGCCAAGAAAGCTAATAACCGCTAATGGAAGACCACAAATCCCTATCGATTGGGAAAAGGTTGATATGTTTTTAGAAGCTGGTTGTAATGGTTTAGAAATAGCTGCAAATTTCAATATGCACCATAATAATTTCTATGATCGTGTAGCTCTAGAGAAAGGTATTGGTTTTATTGAATATAAACATCAAAAATTAGCTAAAGGCAATAGTCTCCTCCGTGCGGTTCAGTATAAGATTGCAGCTAAGGGGGATAAGGCAATGCTCATCTGGTTGGGCAAACAGCGACTAGAGCAAAGAGACGATCCAAAAGGCTCTAAAGAATTTGATGGAACACTGGTTTCAGTACTCGAAGCATTGAAGAAAATAAAAGATGAAAAAGACTTTGAAACTACTATTGATGTAGCAGTTGTTGAAAATCCCGCTGATAACATTGGGAGCGGTGAAAAAAATGCATGATTGGTTAATTAGTACAATTATTTTTCTTATAGGTTTTTATGTTGGAAGACGATTCTAAAGAAAGAAAATTAGAAATTAAAACAACATCTAGTTGTATAACATGTGGAAGGTTTTTTAAGATCAAGAAACCTTTTCAAATACATTGTAGTGATAAATGTGAACAATTATACGAAAAAGAATCTCAACAACGACATCAAGCTAGGTTTATTAGAGAGTGTCCACATTGTGGGGCTGAAGTACGCCTAACAAGAGAAAAACCCAAGGGTACTAAAAGATATAAGCTATGCGAAACATGTTTATACGAAAAAAGAAAGTTTTTTGAGACTAAGAAATCACAAGAAAAATCCTTTGAAATAAAGAAGAAGAAGAAGAAGAAGAAAGGTCTTCCTATAAATGAGCTATCTAGGAGGCTAGAATATAAAAGAGTTTGGGATGATTCGGGTTGGTCTCGTTATTTGAGTGGCAAAAAGTACAATAAAATCTAATTGTAAGAGGGTTCGATGAAAAAAATAACAAAGAATTTGATACCTTCTTCCAAGAATATAACTTGGAGTGTTGTTTGGACTCTCTTACAAACTTTTCTGCTAGTGAGTACGATACTAGGCGTAATAGCCTGGACATTCTGGTACTACTTAGTGCCTAGATAACACTATAAGAGAGGAATAAAATAATGAAATTGCTAAAGGCTATGGTTTTTGCTTTTATATATATATTAGTATTAAGTGCTTTTCTTGCATTACTGGTATTTACAGGCAGGTATCATAAGATGCTTCCTGTAATTCTTTCATTGATATTGATATTTGTACATACTGCATATTTAATTTATAAGAGCTATAGGTAATAGAATGGTCATGGAATGGGTTAACATAGAAGACAGGATTCCTGAAGATGGAAATGGGTTTGTTCTCGTATATAATCCAAATAAAGATTATGCAATTATATGTGGAATGAGATTAGAAGAGGGTGCTGCTCATGGAGTGTCTATTGATTTTTTTTGGAGTAGGGGCGTAACCCACTGGATGCCGTTACCAAAAATGCCCTGTACTAACACTCTCAGCGTAGGAATAGAATGTATACAAAAGAAAGTTTAGAAAAGTTGAATGACGAGATAGATATATATGAAGTCTTGAGGGATGTTTTATCGATAGATACAGATGAAAATCATGACTACTTATGCCCTTTATGTGGGAGTGATAAATTCTTTGTCGACGATGAGAAAAACACTGTGGGGTGTCTAGGGTGCTTTGATCATCTTGATGTAATCTCTTTGGTTATGTTCGTGAATAAAAAGACCAACCTAGAGGCTGTAAAAGAGCTAGCAAAGCGTTTTGATGTAAAGCTCAAGGAAGTAGAAGAGTGTGCTAGATGTAAAAAGCTAGAGAAAGAGATTGCTGAGCTTAATAAACGTTTAGAGCCAGCAGTAATAAGTTTTAGAAGATTTACATCTCCTTATAATAGAGATTAAATACTTTTTCCAGAGTAGCTCAGCGGTAGAGCAGTTGCCTGTTAAGTAATTGGTCGTAAGTTCAAATCTTGCCTCTGGAGATTTTAAAGCCCCTGAATAACACTTTAAGCGAGGAAATAGAATGACTTATAGAAGATATGTCTCACCTAATCAAGATGTAGAGGTTTTATCAGATAATTACCTAGACATCAGAAGAGAAAGGGATGAAGACATCAAAGTTAGTATCAAGTATGAAAATGGAATGGCGATCGTTGACTCTTCTGAAAAGTTAGATGGTGATGTGCTAATGGAGATTAAAGAAGGGAAACTCTTAATTGTTGTAATAGACTCTAGAATACATCCACACTATGAGGAAATAGAATAATGAATTGGATTAGCGTAGAAGATAGACTTCCTGATCATTCAGATTGGGTATTGGTTAGCGACGGGGAACTAGTTGATTTGGCTTCATATGATATTGATTGGTGGGTCGGTGAAACTAGGATGTCCTATGCTGATGAAAATGTAACCCACTGGATGCCGTTACCAAAAATGCCCTGTACTAACACTCTCAGCGAGGAAATAGAATGTATACAAAAGAAAGTTTAGAAAAATTAAAAGAAGAAAAAATTCATGAATGGTGTAAGGGTGTCTTTATAAATTGCCCTAAGGATATGACAGAGGCACATAAAGCAGAAATAAAACATATGATGGATGTTAGAATCAGAGATCAAACTTATTTCCGTGTAATATACAAATCTGATTGTGGTTGTGATGTATTTAAAACTTATATTATAGATAGATTCCCAATGTCACCAGTAATTTTATCCCGATGTCCTGAATGTAAAAAACATTGTCACATGGAAATAAGCAATCCTATTATTTTCTACGATCCTTTAAATGATGTTGAAATACCAATAGAAAAATTTATCGATGATTATAAAATAATGGATACACCACAAAAACCCTATATAGAAGCATACCAAATTGCTTATCTTTTTCATTCTTTAGAAGAAGCATGCAAAGATGACTAAAGGACAAATATAATGAATCTAGCGGACAATTTGTAAGTTAGATTTACTAACTGTCCAATAACCCTATGAGCAAGGAAATACATGAGACACAAATAAAGAAAAATAATTTAAGGAGAATTATGTCAGAATGGGATATAGAAATAGGTGATTATAATAGAAAAAAAAGAGAAGTTAGATATGTTAACACTATCACTAGCGAGGCTATAACTTACGTTGTTGATGATAAAACAGCTCTTATAAGTCACGGATTAAATAACATTAGCGACATGTTGCGTAGAATAGATGATAAATTAGATGATATCAGTAAAAGAGACTAGCAAAAGGACTGCATTGAATGGCAATAACAAAACTTAGCAACAAACAAATACGAGCTTTCCAAGATTCTGATGCTAGAATAAATATTTTTGAAGGCCCTGTAAGGTCGGGAAAGTCTTTAACAACTCTTCTTGTTTGGCTTGAATTTTGTAGAAGTGGGCCTAAAGGTCCTCTAATTATTTGTGGTAAAACTGATAAAACAATCAAAAGAAATATAATTCTACCCTTGCAAGAACTTGTTGGATCAGCCCTATACTACTATGCAGGCAAAGGCGAAATATATTTATATGATCGTAAGATGTTTGTTGTTGGGGCTAACGATGACAGAGCAGAGGCAAAAATAAGGGGTTCTGAGTTTGCAGGTGCTTTGATTGATGAAGTCTCTTTAATGCCCGAGAACTTCTTTAAAATGCTTTTATCTAGGCTCTCTGTTCCAAATTCTAAGCTATTTTGCTCTACCAACCCCGACTCACCATATCACTGGTTTAAAACGGACTTTATTGACCGCCAAAAAGAATTAGACTTAAAGGTATTCTCATATTCTATACATGATAACCCATCGTTATCAGAAAAATACATAAAGGACTTATCAAATGAATATCAGGGACTATGGCACAAAAGATATATACTCGGAGAATGGTGTCTCGCTGATGGGGCTGTCTTCGACTTTTTTGATGATGATAAA